CATCTGCTCAAAACCATATTCAAGTTCAGCACCAACTTTGAACCCTCTAATTCCAAATAATAGCATTTCGCCCAACAATGGAGTTAATTCAGGGTTTTGGCTCGCAGCTTTAACAGCTTGATTTAAAAACCCACCTACGGCGGTTAAAAACTCTAATCTATTCTGCTTATCCTGTTGCTGGTCAATCAAAACCAACGTATCGGTGTCAATATCAATATGAAAATTACGCGAAGGTTCATCTTTAAGCATTTGAATAGCTTGCATAGCAAACTGAGCGTCTGGTGTATTCAATATTCCTGATGCTTTTAATAGCGTTTCAGGTTGATATTTATTACACATAATCTCAGCTTTCATTCGCAATACGTCCCTTGCAAATCTAACCATTTCATCTTTAAGATCGTTAAGCCTTAATGTTCCGTACTGGGCTTTAATTTGTTGAGCTGTAGCAGTATCACCAACTTCAGAAGCTCCCCGCATGATGTCGCTCATACCCGTTACTTCATATATGATCGCTTTACATGCGTCCCTAGCTATATATAGTTGGGCTATTGCCCCTGCTACATCGCGTAAAGGTATAAATTGGATAGCGTTCTGTAACCCGCCTTTCTCAACAAACGCTTGCCAATTAGTGACGGGAATCATTACTGCATCGTTGCCTTCTTTCATTAGGCGTTCTACCGCTGGTTCATCAGCCGCGTAGATACCCATAACTTTTAAAGCACGAGTTAAATGCTGGATTCTTGAGGTAATGTCATCAATTTCATTAGCTTGATCTTGATACATTACAAAATCAGCTACAGGAACTAACGACCCTGACGTTAATGTTGCATAGTAAGGTCTTGGGCAGGGGAAGAAGTTTTCAAGCCCTAGCGGGTCTTCACGGTGGTCTAAGATGATGTCATAGTGTGCAGCTACCCAATAAACACATTTCTTAGGTTTATCCCAGATTTCCCAGACTTCAGCTTTCTTTAATGAATCTTTGCTTGTTTTTTCACCGTCACGTTTATCAGGGGCTATAGTTAATGGAACTTGGTTAAATACATCGCCAAAGCGTTCTTCACCTTCTTCAAGAGACATGTAGACGCGTCTAGCTACCCAAGTAACTTCATCCCATGTTCTAGCGGGTAAATGCGCGAAATCTTGCCAGTAGACATAATCTACAACGGATTGCTCATTCTCGATGCGCTCCATTGGCGCAACATCTTCGCCAGCAATCGCATTTTCTTCAGGGGATTCATGAGTGACTTCATCTTCTGAATAGTCAAAATCGCCAACTTCTTGATAGTTGGTTATATAAGGTTCAGTTTCAACGGTTTCAATCTTAGGCTCATACCGTAGCCACGCTACTCCGCGCCCAGGAAGTAACCTATCATCAACAACATGAGACAAAGTAGCGTTAAAATCGTCATAGTGCTTAATTTCATAATCTAAAGTACGTTCAAGGATAGTAGATGCAGTGCGGCCTACATCATCGCGATCATTAAACCGCCTAGAGACAGCGGGGTTTGGTGGTTTGGCGTAAATTGCAGGTTTTAACGTCCGAACATTAGCCCAAAGGATATTAAACCGTGCATCGGACATGGTTGTGTCTTTTCGTTCGTCACGATAGCGTTTAATAACACCTTCGCCGCGTTCAGTCCAGCGTTTATATTCTTCCGTATATCGCCGAATTTCATCTAGCCAAGGCTGGGCCTGTAATTTATCGTCTGATTCTGCCATTTTGCCGCTCATTTAAAAGGGTTTGCTTAATTATACTGTTTTTCTTAGTTTTGCAGCATTTAAATCCGTTTTCGTCCAGATTTATTGCTGGTAGCCCATAATTCGTTTAAAGTTTGGTCTTTCCAATACTTTGCCTTCTTTGTTTTCACTTCAGGGCGCTGTTGTCGCCATGCTAATGCAGCATACCTAAATCCGTCCGCAAAATGGCTAGTCCAATCGTGCTTTGGTCGGTCATTAAACACCTTTTTATCAGTGTTATACTCCCTTTGGTACTGGGTTAAGGCTTCCATCCCTTCCTTACACTTAGGGTCAAACCAGCAGCTTTCTAATGTCAACCTTGCAGCCTGAATACCGTCCATTAAACTGATATTGGGGATAATGCGGGGTAGCCACCCTAATGATCTAAACTGTTCTTCTATAGATCGCCCAGTTTGTAAGCTCTTAGCCTTAGCGTCATGGGGTAAATACAGCCATTCGCCATAATCGTAACCCCTACTCTTAAGCACTTCGTTGTAGTGGCTAATAGGCATACCTGAGTTGGAATAACAATCAATCATTCTCAGTTCTTTACCAGCTACTTGAAACCACCAAATTGCGGTATCGTCACTCCATCCTAAGTCCATTGCTGCGTAAGTCTTAAGGTTTCGGTCGTAGCACTCTCTAACACGCCCAGATTGCACCAGTTCATACATTTCACGGCCATAGATAGCCCCCGGAATAGCTGCATCAAAATTACATTCCATTTCCTGTAACCAAGCATCTTCGCTTAACTCACTTTTCAAGGATGCTAACTCGTCTGCGTCCAGTAGTCCTGACTCTGAGGCTTTCAACATAAGCGTGAAACACTCCTTATCATCCTTCCCCGCTTCATATCGCTCATAAAAGGCGTTCTTCCCTTTAGGTGTACCGATGATGATAGCCCAGCCCTTCCTATCAGCCAGCGCGGGGCGTATTACATAAGCCCATACTGATGACTTCCAATCTCCATATTCGTCAGCTATGATGCCGTCAAAATAAAGACCGCGCAATCTATCAGGGTTATCCGCCCCAAATAACTGTAGCCGTGAGCCATTAGGAAAGTCTAACCTTAGCTCTGACTCATTCGCTTTGATGTTGGGAATAGGCTTAGTGAAGGTCTTACAGTAATCCCAGATCACTTGTTTAGCTTGTGAGTAGTATGGACAAATGTATCCGTAGCGCCCGTCACCTGACATATCCTGACAGGCAGCACGTATCAACTCATTAATACACGCTACTGACTTACCAGCACGTCTATGCGCCACCACAACCGCCCAGCGTTCGGTTCGGTTGTGTAGTGGTTTGAATACGTCCCTTGGCTTGTAGGGCAGGATTACTTTCACTGTTCCCAACCTATCACTAAGTTCATAGCTGAACCATCAGCGTTTGTCAACCCTACTGCTACCCTAGTTGACTCCTTAGCCGTAGCCCAGCCGTGTGAATGTTGTAATATCGCTAGTGCAGCCTTGGAGTCGCCATTGCGTGCTGCATCCCTTAGTTGCGTTGAAGCTTCCACTTCTGCATCAGCAGCGCCTTTCATCGCGGCTAATTCAACAGTAGGGTCAATCTGGCATAGCTGACGATATTCAGAGGGGAGCATACCGGAAGCAAGCGCAAGCTTGTCACCTTTCAGCCCTAGTTTTGCAGACTCATATATCTGAGTTAATCGCGCCTCTGTAGCTTGTAGTTCGCGAGGGGAATAGGGGAATGAAATCATAAATCACCAGTCGTGGGAATTGTAGCTTGCATCCTATCACACATTGACGTGTAAAACAATCTTTAACCTTTTAAAATTTTTCAAAAAAAAATTTCAAAAAACTTTTTATATATAGCCCCCGCCATCGCTGACGCGAGGTACCCGCATTTCGAGGGTATGGGGGGTCACCTTATCCTGTATGTTATGCTCTACAAGCCACGAATATCAAGGGTTGCCAGATTAGAGCAATCAGCCGTCAAGCTGCAAGCCGTCAGCCGTCAAGCTGCAAGCCGTCAGCCGTCAAGCTGCAAGCAATCAGCCGTCAAGCTGCAAGCCGTCAGCCGTCAAGCTGCAAGCCGTCAAGCTGCAAGCCGTCAAGCTGCAAGCCGTCAAGCCGTCAAGCTGCAAGCCGTCAAGCTGCAAGCCGTCAAGCTGCAAGCCGTCAAGCTGCAATGTCAGCAATGTCAGCAATCATTTTATAGTTAGCCCACTGCAATAAGTATTAGCTCTTTATATTATGTCAGCAATGTCAGCAACTATCTATATATTGCATACATTGCATACGTGCGGTCGGGCAATATGCGCCGAATTTAAAATGTATGCAATGTCAGCAATGTTTACATAGTTTTTCAGCTACCCTCTGTCGACATATGTTATATTATAACATTATATATATTACTTATTTTTTAATATCTTAAATCAATAGCAGACATTACATACAAACAGCTTAAAGCCGCGCTACGCCTCGCCGCAGACGTATGCAATCATCTATAAAATCATAGCTAACATTTAGCAGACATTACAAACAAAAAATAAAAGCTTGCTAATGTAAAACTATCTGTTACACTATGTCTCACGGTTTCAACTTCTGGATCCGCCACGCGTTAGCGCTAAATTAAAAGGAATAAAAAACATGATAGCAATACACACAAAATACATACCCTCAACTAATACCCTCGGCGCGAGGATAAAAGCTTATACACTCAACGGCAAAGGCTTTAAGGCCACAATCCCATATCCTCTTGAGTTAAGCGGTGTGGCTTGCCACTTTGAGGCGGTCAAGGAATTAGTTAAAAAGAATAATTTAGACTGGAACACCGATGGCATGAGGTACGGCGACAGCTCCGACAACAAAGGCTTCTCTTTTTGCTTCGATAGTTCAAAATTATAATCAATCAATGCCGGCAATTTACTGGCCCTTTAATACACTAAAATAAAGATAATAAAATGAAAATTAAAGATTTAAGATTAGCACTAAGCGCGGCCCCCAAAAAAGACGATATCCGGTTTTATCTAAATGGGGTTAATGTAACTGACGATAGCCTTGTAGGCTCAGACGGGCAAAGGCTATGTCATGTGCACACCTATTTAAATGAGATTCCGAAAAATCATGAAGACATTAATGTTCCGACTGATACAGTCAAAGCGCTGTTAAAAAAGGTAGGGACAAAACATGAAGGCGCAGAAGTGGCTATATTTTTAACCCATGGCCGCTACGAAATAACGTGCTTGAATGTTGTTGAGGTATTTATGCCAATAGATCACAAATACCCCGATTTTAAAGAGCATTTGAATAATATAAAAAATAATCGCGATAAAAACTTAAATAAAACCCCGCATCAATTTAACTGGCAATATGTGGCGGAAGCGAATAATGCTATATCTAAGTATTTAGGTAATAGCGTACCGAAAATATTATATAGTACCGATCAGCTAGGGTATTTTATGCCCGCGTTTAGCACCGATATTATCTATATCGTAATGCCAATCCGAAATTAATGATGATAGCCTCCATAATAGCGGCGTTTATAATCGCAGTAATAACTTCAAGCATAGAATAGCATTAATAATCAAACTAAAAAAAAAGGGCAGTTAATGCCCTTATCTTGTATCTACTTAACTAAAGATAGCTTCTTAAAGTTATCAGGTTCTGCCATACGCCTCAACTCTGATTTTGTAGCCTCTATTTCAGGCGCACTATAAATATGTTTAGCTGAGGTGTATTCCCTACTACTAACACGCCCTCTATCAATCCAGCCTGCTTCTTTTAACGCATGTAATAATGCAGGCTGGGGGATCTTATTGCCCGATGATTGCGTTAACCGCTCGCAAATCGCATGAAATGGCGACGCTATAACACCGGATGTAAATTCACCGGCACGCAAGCGCATCATGTCCACCAAATATGACTCAGCACTACTCATACCTTGCTCTACTAAGTTTAGTTTAAATTCGGTCATCATAGGCGTGGCGCTGGGATTAAACGCGCTAACATCACGCAAAGTCAGCCATGATGCTATAGCCTCATATCCTCCTGACTTAAACCAA